TTGGTAAATCAAATCTATTGAAGAAGTAGAATTTTCATTAGCTTCTCGTAGAGAAAGATATTGGATAAAATATCATAATTCTTTACAAGAAGGGTATAATTCCACTTATGGTGGAGAGCTTGGTAAACAAATTAAATTATATACAGAAAGTGAATTTGAATTAGATGAAAATTTAATATCATATTCACTTTTTGAAAATTTATCTTACTTTTTTTACAACCAAAGCAAAAAACGATAGAATAAATTGCTATATAATGTATGTGGATGCCTGATGGGTCCACAAACTTTTAATCTCGCCTAACAGGAGAAACATATGACACACTTTAAATTAGATCACACATTTTCCGACCTTGCCAAGTTCGACAAGTTTTTTGTTGGCTCTGATAAGTTCCTCGCCAAGGTCCAAGAAACTGCCGATTATCTTGCCAATAATGCAGCTACTGGCTATCCCCCATTCAATTTGAAGAAGACAGACGATAACGTCTATGTGATTGAGATGGCTGTTGCTGGTTTTGGTAAACATGATATTGAGCTTACTCTACAAGAGAACAAGCTGAAAATTTCTGGACAAACCACAGTTGATACATTGATCGCTGATGGTGTTAATTCGAACTATCTCCACAAAGGTATTTCTGATCGTCCATTCCAACGTACATTCACACTTGCTGATAACGTTGTTGTAAATAATGCTAAGATGACAAATGGGCTATTAAAGATCTGGCTTGAGCATATTATCCCTGAAGATAAGAAGCCAAGAAAGATTAATATTACTGATGATGAAGTTGGTGAAGTTGAACCTGCTACACCAGAGTTTTTGGCAGAGGCAACTAAAACAGCTATTAGACGTAAGTCTGCTCTATAATTTAATATTGAAATTTATATTATGTAATGCTGGGTGGGAAACTGCCCGGCAATCATTCATTCTAAAGAGGGAACAAATATGTTCGAATTATTCAATCAATATATGGAATCTGTGAAAGATTCAATTAGATACTACAAGACAATCAACGAACTTAATAGATTGACAGATAGAGAATTGCAAGATCTGGGTTTATCTCGTTGTGATATATTTGCTGTTGCTAATCAAACATTCATTAACAAGTACACTCGATAAATATTGCGTGGCTTTCGCTAACAAATTGGAGATTATAATGGCTATTACACTCGAACAACTTTCATCATTTTTCGAAGATACTGATTCAGATGCACTTGCTGCATTTGTTGAACCACTCAATAAAGTATTCGAAGACTTCGAAATTAATACACCAAATCGCATGGCAATGTTTCTTGCACAAGTTGGACATGAGTCTGGTGGATTGACTACCTTTCACGAAAACTTAAATTACAAAGCAGCTGGTCTAGAGAAAATTTTCCCGAAGTATTTCAGAGATGTTGATGCAAATGATTATGCTCATAATCCTGAAAAGATCGCCAATCGTGTTTATGCTAATCGCATGGGCAATGGCGATGAAGATTCAGGCGATGGATATCGCTTCTGTGGTCGTGGCGCTATCCAGCTTACTGGTCGTTCAAATTACACAGCTTGCGGTAAAGATTTAGAAGTTGATCTAGAAACAAATCCGGATTATCTTACAACTCCAGAAGGTGCGCTACGTTCAGCTGCTTGGTTCTGGGATCAACATGATCTTAATGACTGTGCAGACGATGGTGATATTACAAAGTGCACGAAGAAGATTAATGGTGGTACTATTGGTCTTGAAGAACGCACTGCACTATACGAAGAAGCATTGAAGCTTTTTGCTTGACAATCGTCGAGTAGTAGGCTATAATGTTTAATGGTTGATTTATGGGGTGATTATGACGAGCTTTTATACAAATGTGCACATTCGTGGAAACAAGATTTTCCTTCGTGGTTATGAGAAGGGTCTTCGTGTAACTGAAAAGATCGACTACACCCCATACGTTTTTGTTCCAAAGGCAAATGGAACTTACCGAACACTGGAAGGTCAGCCTGTCGCCAAGATGGACTTCGAAAGCATCTCCGAAGCTCGTGACTTTGTCAAGAAGTACGAAGATGTCCGTAATATGCCCATCTATGGAATGACTACCTTCCAGTATCTTTACATCTTCGATGCATACAAGGGTGACATCGACTATGATGCGAAGATGGTAAAGATCGGCACACTTGATATTGAGTGTGCGGCAGATGAAGGGTTCCCTGACATTCAAAAGGCGGATAAGCCATTGACCGCGATAACTGTTCGTTGTCGTGGGCGCAACTATGTCTTTGGTTGTGGTGAGTTTACTACGGATGATCCGAATACATATTATATGCAGTGTGCCAATGAGGTGCAGCTGGTCCATAATTTCCTCCAGTGCTGGAAGGTTCTGGATCTTGACATTGTGACTGGTTGGAATATTGAGTTCTTCGATATTCCATATCTTGTTAACCGAATTGCAGCACTTGGTATGGATTCTAAGCGGCTGTCGCCATGGGGTGTTCTTGATGAACGCATGGTTGAGTTCCGTGGCAAGGAGAACCAGAGCTTCAGCCCTGCAGGTATTTCAGTGCTCGATTATTACCAGCTGTATCGTAAATTCAGTTTCGGTAATCAAGAAAGTTATAAACTCGACTACATTGCACAGATCGAACTTGGACAGAAGAAGCTTGACTATTCTGAGTACGGTTCTCTGCTCGAACTTTATAAGAACAATCATCAGAAGTTTATCGAGTACAACATCCTCGACTGTGTGCTCGTCGAGCGTCTGGATGATAAGCTGAAGTTCCTTGAACAGGTGATGGCGCTGGCATACGATGCCAAGGTCAACTATTCTGACACCATGACAACTGTGCGTCCATGGGACATCATCATCCATAACTATCTGCTTGATCAAGGAATTGTTATTCCTCCAATGAAGCATCAGTCGATGGACACTGCACTGGTTGGTGGATATGTCAAGGAACCAAAGCTTGGATTGAGCAAGTGGGTTGTGTCATTCGATTTGAACTCACTGTATCCACATTTGATCATGCAATATAATATCAGCCCAGAAACATTTGTTGGTAGGTCAGATAGTTTCCCATCAATTGATGATATTATTAAACATCCTGAAATGAAATATAGTAAGGCTGCGCCTGATGGTAAATCGACCTGCGCAATTGCTGCCAATGGTTGCTACTATCGTAAGGATAAGCAGGGCTTTCTTCCTGCCCTGATGGAGAAGATGTATAACGATCGTGTTGTATATAAGAAGAAAATGATTGAGGCTAAGCAAGAATTAGAATTAGTTGAAGCTGAGATGAAAAAACGTGGTATTTTTCTTACTTAGGAAACCTTTATTTTATAAATAAACATAGAAAGGAGAAATTCTATGTTTTACTGCATTTATAGAATTACAAATATTATAAATCAAAAATACTATATTGGAGCTCATAAAACATCAAATATGGAAGATAATTACTTCGGTTCTGGTGTTGGGTTAAAACGAGCTATTGAAAAATATGGTAAAGAAAATTTTACGAAAGAAATTATATGCTTTTGTGAAGATGAAAACGATATGTATTTTCGAGAAAAAGAGCTTGTCATATTAAACGAAAACAGTTATAATATGACAAAGGGAGGAAAAGGAGGTTTTTCTCATATAGATGGTTCTGGCGACAATAATGTAATGAGAAAAAGTCAGAAAGCTAGAGAAAAAGTTTCTATTGCAATGAAACGAATCAGAAACGATCCTTTTAAAAAAGAACAATTCGATTTGATTAGCAAAAAGAATTTAGAAAAAGCTGTATTGAAAAATACAGGAAAAAAGAGACCAGAGCATTCATCATTGATGAAACAAAAAGGTCAATTAAAAGAAAAATGGGCTACTGATAAAGAAAATATGAGGGATATATTATCTTCATATTTTGAAGTATTATCACCCGATAATATCAAGTACACAACAAACAGACTACAAGATTTTTGTAAAGAACATAATCTTTCATATACTACTTTATGGACAACATCTAAAACTAATAGAACTCCAAAAAAAGGAAGATCAAAAGGATGGATATGCAAAAAGATTTGAGCGCATTGAGAAAGGAGGAGCTAATAGCGCACCGTGAGCAGCTGATCAAGAACATTTCTCGCTACCATAATTTTCAAATGGCCAAGAAAATTCAATTGAACTCTGCTTATGGTGCTCTTTAGCTCGGGAACCAATACTTCCGTTGGTTTAACTTCAATCATGCTGAAGCCATTACCACTTCGGGTCAACTCTCTATTAGGTGGATCGAGAAGAAAATGAATCAATACATGAACAAGATATGTAAGACAACTGATGTTGATTACGTAATTGCTTCTGATACTGATTCTATCTATGTCACATTCGAGAAACTGATTCCAGAAACTGCTGACGAACTCAAGGCAGTTGATTTGATTAACAAGTTCTGTGAGTCAAAGATCCAGCCATATATTGATTCGTGTTATCAAGAATTGGCAGGTATGATGAATGCTTATCAGCAGAAAATGCAGATGAAGCGCGAGACTATCGCTAACAAGGGTATCTGGCGTGGTAAGAAGATGTACATCCTCAATGCTTGGAATGTTGAAGGTGTGCAGTATGATAAACCGAAGCTAAAGATGTCGGGCATTGAAGCTGTTCGTTCATCAACTCCATACGCTTGTCGTCAGAAGATCAAAGAAGGTCTGTCCATCATCATGAACGAAACGCAAGATGACTTGAAAAAGTTCATTGAGAAGTTTCGTGTTGAGTTTGCTGGATTGCCGTTCGAAGATGTTGCGTTTCCTCGTGGATTGAAAGGCATGACAAAGTATCGTGATGCTTCCAATCATTATATCAAGGGAACACCTATCCAAGTGAAAGGTGCTCTGCTGTTCAATCATCTGTTAAACAAGCACAATGTAAAATCAATTGTACCATTGTCGGATGGTGATAAGATCAAGTTCGTATATTTGAAGGTTCCTAATCCAATTGGTGATACAGTGATCGCTGCACCTGATTATCTTCCAACTGAATTTGGACTCAATAAGTACATTGACCGTGATATGCAGTTCGAGAAAAGCTTCATGGAACCAATCCGTTCTATCACAGAAGTTATCGACTGGAATGTCGAGAATAAGGCAACACTGGAGGACTTTTTCTAATGAAGAAAATCGAAGAAAACGATTTTGGGTTTACAATGCAAGATGTTGATGAAGTGTCTCCAATCACAAAGTTGAATGGACTGCGTGATATGATTATGCCACTATTGAATAATCTAAAGAAGAATCCTGAAAAGGATATGATTAATTGGCCAAATCGTACTGAAAAGATTGATGCGTTTATCAAGAAGATGGATGACTATATCAACAGTTGACTTTTATAAAGCTATGAACTATACTAAGAATATTGATAATTTGAGGAGAAATTATGTCGCTTAAAGATCGCCTTATTAAGAATAGTACCATCGAGTTGACCTCAACTCTCACTGATAGCAAAATCTTCACCAAGAAGGATATGATTCCTACCTCTGTTCCAATGATCAACGTAGCATTATCTGGTTCAGTTGATGGTGGTATCACTCCTGGACTCACAATGCTTGCTGGTCCTTCGAAGCACTTCAAGACTGGCTTCGCTCTTCTCCTTGCCTCTGCTTATTTGAAGAAGTACAAAGATGGTATTATCTTGTTTTATGATTCTGAGTTTGGTACTCCTCAGTCTTACTTTCAAACGTTTAATATTCCTTTTGATTCTGTGGTTCATACTCCCATCACTGATGTCGAGGAACTGAAGTTCGACATCATGAAGCAGATGAAGGAAATCAGCCGCGATGATCATGTGATGATTGTTATTGACTCGATTGGCAATCTTGCTTCTAAGAAGGAAGTTGATGATGCGCTCGACGGTAAGTCAGTTGCTGATATGTCTCGTGCGAAGCAGCTTAAGTCTTTGTTCCGTATGATCACGCCACATCTTTCTCTGAAAGATATTCCAATGGCTGTGATCAATCATACCTATAAGGAAATTGGTCTCTATCCCAAGGACATTGTTGGTGGTGGTACTGGTTCGTACTATGGCTCAGACAACATCTGGATCCTTGGTCGTCAACAAGAAAAAGATGCTGATGGTATCTCCGGTTATCATTTCGTAATCAACATTGAGAAGTCGCGCTATGTCAGAGAAAAGTCCAAGATTCCAATTACGGTTTCTTTCGAAGGTGGAATTAATCGGTGGTCTGGTTTGCTTGATGTTGCCCTTGATGGTGGTTTTATTGTTAAGCCTAAAAATGGCTGGTATGCTACAGTAGACAAAGAAACTGGTGAAGTTCGTCAGCCTTCTATGCGTGCTGGTGATATTGTAGACAATAAGGAATTTTGGATCAAGATGTTCAGTGAAACTGACTTTGCCAAATATATTGAAAACAAGTACAAGATGGCAATGGGCGCTATTATGGAGAGTGATGATGAATTGGAAAACGATCTCTGAATATCATAGCAATGATAAGAGTAAAAAGGCTGTACTGAACGTTGATTTGAAAGCATGTTATTATTTTATTGATTTTTACCTCAATGAGATATATACTAATTCTATATCCTATCCTGAAAAAAGTATCAGCTTTGCTCAGGAAGCAGCAGAAAACTACTGTAATGGTTTGTTAAATGTATCAAAAACAGCCTAGTTCTATCAAATATGATTATAGCACTCGACCATTGAAAGTACCAATGGTCGAGTCACCAGAAATTTATGCACGTAACGTAGAGATGGATGATTGGAAATGGCGATTGAAAATGCGATTCTTGCGAATCTGGTATACAATGAAGAATACGCTCGTAAATGCATACCCTTTCTCAAAGAAGAATATTTCGCACCGCAGAGTGAAAAAGTTGTATTCCGACTCATCAAAGAATACGTAGATAAGTACAATGCATTTCCTTCCAAGGAAGCATTGGGTATTGATCTTACACAACGGGATGGTATGGGCGATGAAATATTCAAGCAAGCGTGTTCGCTCATTAATGATTTCAAGCAAGACACCGAAACCAAAATTGATTGGCTCTTGGACCAGACAGAGAAATTCTGTCAAGACAAAGCAGTCTATAATGCGATCATGGCGTCAATCGGGATTCTTGATGACAGCACTGGGAAAACCTCAAAGGGCAGTATACCTCAAATCCTTTCGGACGCACTTGCTGTATCGTTTGACACGCACATTGGTCATGACTTCCTTGAAGATGCGGATTCACGCTATGACTTCTACCACACCAAGGAAGTTAGGCTCCCATTCGACCTTGAATATTTCAACAAAGCCACGCAAGGTGGGTTGCCTCGGAAAACGCTAAACATTGCTCTGGCAGGTACTGGCGTTGGTAAATCACTATTCATGTGTCATTGTGCAGCAGCTAATCTTGTCGGTGGCAAGAATGTGTTGTACATTACGTTGGAGATGGCGGAAGAAAAGATTGCAGAGCGTATTGACGCAAACCTGCTTGACACTCCTATTGATCAGCTAGCATTATTGCCAAAAGATATTTACGATAAAAAAGTCGCGCGTATTCGTAATAAAACTCAAGGTAAGCTAATTGTTAAGGAGTATCCTACAGCATGTGCAGGATCTGCTAACTTCCGTCATCTTCTCAACGAACTTCAACTGAAAAAGAAATTCGTACCAGATATTATTTACATCGACTATCTTAACATTTGTATGTCATCGAGGATTAAGCATGGAGCCAACGTCAATTCTTATACCCTTGTCAAAGCAATCGCAGAAGAACTACGAGGGCTTGCAGTGGAGTTCAATGTTCCTGTCGTCTCTGCGACTCAAACAACTCGAAGCGGGTATTCGAACAGCGACGTGGGACTGGAAGATACATCAGAATCCTTTGGACTCCCAGCCACAGCTGATTTTATGTTTGCACTCATCGCGACCGAAGAGTGTAATGAACTCGGTCAAATCATGGTTAAACAGCTCAAGAATCGCTATAATGATCCAGGGAGCAATACTAAGTTTATGCTTGGTGTGGATCGCAGCAAGATGCGGCTTTACGATTGTGAGCAATCCGCTCAGTCTGATCTTTTAGGAGGTCCAAAATCTAATAAATCTGTATTTGATAATAGCGATTTTGGTGACAAAGATAACGAAAGATCTAAACCAAAATCTAAATTTGATAGAAGTAAATTTCAAGGATTCAAATGAATATTGAAGACGTTGACTACGATACCAAGCTACTCGTTACTGAATGGGTGATGAAGCATATTGTCGAACACGCTCAGGAAGGCGGTTCGTACAGATACCTGATCTATAATCGTCTTCGGTTTAGTGCTGATGCATATGTTCCTCTGTGTGCAGATGGTCTTACTATTTCCAATGAGTTTGATTTAAACTTGAGGGAAAATATTCGTGAAGCTGTTGTTGAAAACGATATGAGCAAGATCAAAGATATTATTGGTCTTTGTGATGTTGAGGGTTGTAGCGACTATATTTCATCTGGATTTCCTACTGACAATGGATACCGCCGTACTTGTAGCAAGCATTATACGGAGTATAAAAAGTGAGATACTTTTGTTACAATGAAACAGGCGGCGAACGTGGTGAAACGCATATTGTTGTCACCATTTCCGAAGATGAGATTCGTGAAGATTATTGGGATCACTGGTATTTTCTGATGTGTAAGAAATTCGGTAAAGAACACGTAGATAATAACTATAATTTTCAAGATTGTCTTGAAGATTGGATTATTGTTAACTGGGCATGGGAGAGCAACTAATGAGCAAGTGTAAGATGAACTATAATCTTGTTGAAGGTAAAGATAAGTTGAATTACGATGTGCTTGAGGAGGCTACTAATCAAGTAATCGACTCATTCCCAGGTGATAAGTTTAAAGAAGCGCGAGCATTCATGCGTCATTTGAACCTTGGTGGTGGTTTTGATGGGTTCACACCAACATTTATTTTAAAAAAAGTTGCTGAACCTATCAAAATAAGCTGTGCGCATGTATAAATAATTACAAGAAATGATATGTTTTACGCTCAAACGTATGAGGCATGCGACTTTTATGGTCTAGGAATAGTTGAGAGAAAACGGTGGGGTTCCGCTCAACCATATCATTCTGCATTGGAGGGATGAGTCGAAAGGCTCATCCCTTTTTCTTTGCCTAAATATCTAATAAAATTAGGAGAGTTTTTTAGTGGCTTCCAATACAGACCAAGCTGACATTAATGAAATTTTATTAGGATATTTTCTTGCTGGAAGTAAATGGACAAGCTTGGGTAATGATGCGAAAAAACAACATGATACAAAAGCTAAATTGTTAACTGATGATGAATATAAACAACAATCTGGCAGAGCTGAAGTTATGGCGAAAGATGTTATTGTTTGGGCTAAGGCAAATGGTTATAAAGGCAGTATAACCAAAGTTTGGTGGACTGCACGTCCTGGTAGTTTATCTGAAGCTGTTGAAAGAACTGTTGATCAAAGAAAAAATCCAACAGATATTTTAATTAAATATTCTAGTGGACCAGCAAATGGGTTTCTTGGTATATCTGCAAAATCAACGAAAGGCAAAACTGACATTGGTTTCAAGAATCCTGGTCTTGGTACAGTTGAAAAAGCATTACAAATTCAATTGAAAATAATTGATGATAAAGCAATCGCAGCCGTGATTAAGAAATTTGATTTACCAGCATCAGCTGATGCAAGAAAACAGATGATTCGAAAAAATCCTCACATTCAAGCTAAAACAGAAGAAATGGGTAAGAAAGTTCTGAGCGATATTAGAGATAAATTTCTTACTAAGTTGCTTTCATTAAAACCAAAAGAATTGATGGATTATATTCTAACATATTGGGTAGATTCATCATCTGAATTGTATCCTCCTTATATCAAAGCAACAGGCATGGGTTCGAAACCACCATTCACTTCGAAAGTTGATGATCCTCTTAAGAATGATAAATTAACTTATTTGACAACAAAGAAAATAACATTGTCTAAAGTAGGTAATGAATCTATTGGTGTTAAAGCAGGAGATAAACAGATTCTGAAGATGCGAGTAAAATATGAATCTGAAAAATTAGCTAGTTCTGTTAAACTTTCTGGCGACCCTTGGTAAATATAAATAATCAAAAAAGGCATTACATGATTAACTTTAAATCTTTCATAACAGAATCACTTGACGTAGAAAAGCTCCAGCATCTTGAGCATGCAGAGGATCATCTCATTCATGGTGGTCACGAAGGTGTTGGTCATGTTGCCTCAACATTGTCAGACGTATATGATTTCCTAAACGGTAAGAAAACAAAGACTCGTATTACTACCAAGTTCGATGGTGCTCCCTCACTTGTGTTCGGTGTTAATCCAGAGAATGGTAAATTCTTTGTTGCTTCGAAGTCTGCTTTCAATAAGACACCAAAGATCAATTACACAGCCGATGATATTGAACGTAATCATGGACATGCTCCTGGATTAGTTGCGAAACTTAAGCTTGCTCTTAAAGAACTACCAAAGGTTATGCCGAAAGAAGGTGGTGTATATCAGGGCGACGTAATGTATGGAAAAGATGATGTTTCTGTTAAAGATGGTAAAGTCAATTTTACACCTAATACGATCACTTATGGCTCTAAAGAAGATTCAGCTGCTGGTCGTCGTGTTGCTGCTTCCAATTTCGGTATTGTTGTTCATACAAAATATACTGGCAAAACATTAGCTGACATGAAGGCTGGCTTTGATGTTGATCAGAGTAAATTTCAGAAAGATCCAGCTGTCAATATGATCAGCCCAGAGCTAACTGATCCTGGCAAGTTTCCTTCTATCAATAAAAAAGAATACGAAAAGAATATCGAAGATGCTACCAAGATGATGGAAGATATTCATCATGATACGCTCGATAAAGTTAAGCAACAAGATGTTCTTATTAAGACTCATATCAATCAGCACGTGCGTGCAGGAACAGCAATTACTGTTAAGAGCTACCTTAAGTTTCTCCAAGAGAAAATGGATAAGGATGTAGCCTCTGTTAAGACGGAAGCTGCTAAACAGAAAAAGCAGGAATACTATCAAGAGCGTATCGATGCTGTCAACAAAGATAAAGACGAGTTCGAAAAAGTATTCAAGATGCATGCTGCTGTTCAGAGAGCAAAAGATGCTCTTGTTAGTGGTTTGGCTAATACTCCAGGTGAATTTGAAACAACAATTGGTGGTAAGCCAACAAAGCCTGAAGGTTTCGTTGCTATTAAGAATGGTCGCCCAACAAAACTAGTTGATCGTGCTGAGTTTAGCCGATTGAATTTTGCTCAGGGTGCATTCCAGAAGGCAGCTGCAGCAGAAGAAATTGCTGGTGAGCCACCAGAAGATACTCCATTGAACCCAGCTGTATTGTCATTCGGACGCATGAATCCACCTACCTCTGGTCATGGCGTACTAGTTGGTAAGGTGCAGGAAATTGCCAAGGAACAAAAGGCAAAGCACCGTATTGTTCTCTCGCGCTCGCAGGATCCAGAGAAGAATCCACTTGCACCAGAAGAAAAGTTAAAGCATGCCAAGCGTATGTTCCAAGGCGCAAATATTGAAGTTGCTGATCAGAGCGAACCAACTATCATTCATCAGTTGAAGAAGCTCGAAAAAGAAGGTCATGATCAGGTTACTGTGGTTGTTGGTTCTGATCGTGTCGAAGAGTTCCAGAAGCTTCTTACTGCTCAAAATGGCAAAGACTTCAAGTTTAAAAAGATCCAAGTTGTATCTGCTGGTCAACGTGATCCAGATGCTGAAGGTGATGTTGGTATGTCAGCTTCGAAGATGCGTGCACATGCCATGGGTAATAAGTTTGGTGAGTTCAAGAAAGGACTACCAACAACACTTCATCCAGAGCATCAGAAAGAATTATTCCATGCTGTCAGACAGGCTATGGATATTAAAATCGACCAGCATACTCCTGGTATCTCATTAGCTCGTTATGCTAAAAGAAATGATAAAGTTGGTGAACGTGCTCGTAAGGAACAAGAGCGTCGTTTAAAAATTAAAGAAATGGAAAAGGTAGCATCAAAAAGAACTAAATCACTTACCAAACTTGTTGCTAAGAAACCAATCAAAGAAGAACAAATGACTTCTGGTGGTGGAGATGTGCGTGGTCTTGGTTATGTTACTGGTGATCCAGGTGGTTCATTAAATACTTGGACTGCTCTTAATGCATCAGATGCTGATACAAAAAATGATTTGTTAAACCAGCTGAAAAAAGATTTTCATGATTCATTACATGCCAATGCTCCTGCAACACCAAAAACAGCTGCAGTAAAAGGTAAGAAGTAATAAATAGAAAGTTAGTGCAGAAAGCTATGGCAATCCTGCAATTGTTCTTGGTTAAGCCTATGGGAAACACCAATGTTAAAAAAAGATACATGTCTCCGCTCTAGTCCTCAGCTAGTTTTTGTAGAGCAACAAGGGGTTGCCGTAGCCCTGTCATCTAAACAAATCATTTCACTTTACAAGAAGTCTGAAAACTCCAATATACCTTTTGATGCTTTGAAAGAAGTATACAGCAGAGGGTATAATGAAAGTTTGTCGGAGCAGGTTGCATTTGACCGTGTTAATTCTTTTATCGCCAAAGGAGCCGCTTGGGATATGGACAAAGATATAGTTGAAAAGCGTGGACTTTGGGATAATATCCATGCAAAAAGAGAACGCATCAAACATGGTTCGGGCGAACATATGCGCAAGCCTGGAGCCAAAGGTGCACCTACTACTGCAGCATTAAAAGCATCACAGTCAGAAGAATATACTGGCGCTGAGAAGACAACTACTAATTTTGTTGATCCAGCTAGTCGATTTACTGGCACTACAACATTGACTGACATTTATAAGAATATGACTCCAGGTCAAGGTAAAGCACAAACTATCAAGCGTGTTGTAAAAGAATTAAATGTTCGTGATGCTGCTGGTAAAATGCATCATTTAAACAAAGTTGCTATTCGCATGGCTGATGGTTCTATTCAAATGAAAGATCCAGGTAAAAGCGGTAGTTCAGGCGGAGGTGGAAAATGATTCGTTTTAAAGATTTTATTGCCGAAGATTGGCAGAAGAGCAAATACAAGAATCCAGAAGGTGGTTTGACACAGGCTGGTGTTAATGCATATCGTCGCGAACATCCAGGTAGCAAGTTGAAGACAGCTGTTACTACTGAACCATCTAAGCTTAAAAAAGGTTCAAAGGCAGCTAATCGTCGCAAGTCATTCTGCGCTCGTATGAGTGGAATGAAGAAACGTTTGACATCAGCTAAAACAGCTAATGATCCAGATTCACGTATCAATAAATCACTTAGAAAATGGCATTGTTGATATTGATAAATATCATTATTAACTGAAGGAGAAAAACATGAACACAATTATTGGAATTATTTTAATTGCATTTGGTGGATACGTTCTCTACAAGATGCTCGTAAAGAAAGAAACAGTCGTACAAGCAGCTGAAGAAGCTGCTGTGGAAGTTGTTGCTGAAGTTAAGAAAGAAGCACCAGTGGTAGTTGCTGCTGTCGTTGCTGAAGTAAAAAAAGAAGCACCTATTGTTCAGGCAGTAGTTGAAAAAGAGCTACCAGTTGTTGAAGCAAAAGCCAAGGCTGTTGAAGCTGTGGTTGAAGCAAAGGCAGTTAAGTTAGCAGCTGCAGTTAAGAAAAAGACAAAGAAAAGAGTAAAGTAAGATGGAACAACTCATTGAACAGATGAAAGTATGTCAAGCAAGCACTTTTGCTTTCTATCTTAAGGCACATGCTTTCCATTGGAATGTAGAGGGTCCAAATTTTCCAGCATATCATAAGTTCTTTAAAAGCATTTATGAAGATGCATTTGATGCCGTTGATACACTTGCTGAAGAAATTCGTGCGCTCGATGCATATGCTCCAGGCTCTTTTATGAGATTCACTGAGTTGTCCGTTGTTAAAGATGAAGTAAATATTCCACCTGCTTTATCAATGGTAGCTAAATTACAAGAAGACAATCAGAAGCTAATCGGTATTTTGACTACTGCTTATGAGCTAGCTGAAAAGAATAAGAAGTGTGGCTTATCAAATATTTTACAGGACAGAATTGATAAACACAATAAGACTAATTGGATGCTCAAAGCCACAATCAAATAGGATTAATTAAATGGACTACACAAGTTTAGAAAGTAAGATCAGAAAAGTAATGGAAGACGCGCACAATACTGCGCTACGTCGTAAGGTAACTAATGTTGCTCGTCCAACAGATGCAAAGCCAGACGATGCTGCTTCTAAGCTTGCAAAACAAGCAGAAATTAAAACTAAGATTATTGATGAAAATCTTGGCTATGAATCACAGGCTAGTAAGAATAAGCCGAATGAAACAGACAAAAAAGACGCAAAAGAAATTAAGGGTGGTGGTAAGACCGAAGTTGAATTAGATCCAAAGACCGATGATAAGATTGGTGATGAATCTGATGAAACACAAAAAGGCAAGAAAGCCACAAGTAAAGCTAACAAAGAAATTGGCGCAAAAGGTGCAGGACCAGTAAAGGAAGAAACAATGTCAGGTAAATTAACTTTTGGTTCTTCTGAGAGCCAGATCAAAGCAGTCACAGAAGCAATGAAAATGATGAGAGGCTGCGCAACATGTGGTAAGAAGCCTTGTCAATGTGATGGTGATCCAAAGAAGATGAAAGAAGAACTCATCGGTGGTCAGAAGAAGCTTGACAAGAACCATAACGGTAAGCTGGATGCTGATGACTTCAAGAAGCTTCGCAAGGAAGAAGTTGAATCAGTTGAAGAAGCTGCTTACTCTGCCAAGGCAGCACGTGCTGGTAAGGATATCGGCAAACCTGGTAAAAACTTCGAAAAGATTGCTAAGAAGGCTGGTAAGGAATATGGTTCAGCTGAGTCTGGTAAGAAGGTTGCTGGTGCAATTCTTGCTAAGATCCGTGCTAAGCACATGGGCGAAGAAGTCGAATCAATCGACGAGCTTTCAAGAAAAACACTTAATACATATGCCCAAAAAGCTGACAAGCAGCTTACAACAGTTAACGCTGTTGGTCCTAGCCATAAGGCTGGAATTCCAGGACATTATAAAGGCAAGAACAAGGAACTTGGTAAAGATCCTGTCGATAAAATGAAAGCTAGAAAAGCTGGTATTGATCTTGCTGTTAAGAAACTTAACAAAGAAGAAGTTGAATTTTCAGAAGCAGAAATTGCTCGCATTGAGTCAATTCTTAAGGATCTATGATGAAAAGTTTTTCTGATTGGGTATTCGAAGCAAAGCAGGGGAAGAAAGTTCCTTCCCCTGCCACCATTGTGTCAGCTCCTATTCGTGGTCAAAATCAAGATCAGTCTGGCGAGAACGATAAGAACAACACTGCTTCTTATACAATCAGTGATTCTAAAGTTCCAGACAACTGGGAAGAAAATACTCCTGGACAACGTATGAAAACTGTTAAAGATCTTATGAAACTTGGACAAGTTCACGGCGCTGTTCAAATGCCACACTCTAAGATAAAAGAAGAAACAGTTACTGAAGTTTCTTCTGAATTAGTAGGTAAAGTTAATAAGGCACGCACTGTTGGTGGTAAACCAAGTAAAACTGAAGTTGGGGCTAAGACGCTCGCTACTGCAGTTAAAAAAGCTTGGGTTAAATCTAAAGTTGGTGTTGTTAAAGAAGAAGAAATTGATGAAGTAATTGCTGGTGTTGGCGCTACTCGTATCACTCCTGTAAACATGGGTGATAACACTCCACGTGTTGGTTCTAAGAATGCACCAAAGAAAGTTGATTCTTCTTTACAGAATGCTGCTAATCAGCGTGTAACACAGCTTGATAAGGCAGCTCAAAAAGAAAAAGATACTGCTGAAAAAACACGTGAACAGGAAACTGCAAAGCGCCAAAAAGAAGCTGAACAGAGACAGAAACAAGCTGCAAAGCCACCTACTCCTGTTAAAGAAGAAGCTATTGATGAAGCTCGCGGTCGTCCACCAAAGAATGCATCTTCCGAAGATCCAGGTTCTGATAACATCATCAACCAGCTTCGTCAGGTTATTACTCTTCGTGGTCAGAAGCCAGTGTCATTTGTTAATGGTCAAAAAGTTAATTTGAATCCAGGAACTGCTCATAGATTACTGACAACTTATGATAATCTAAGAACAACTGCAGAAAAGCATGCGTTCTCGATTCGTATTCATAAAAGTCCAGAAAGTCTAAGAGATGTTGTTGCTGGTAAAAAAGAACCAGAAAAAGCTAAGATTAGTTTGGCTGGTAAAATTACTGGGACACAAAAATAATGCCTATTGTAGTCAATGGACAGGTATATAAATCTGAACATATTATAACACAGGCTACACCAAGACCTATTTTAGGAGCAGCTGAACCTGAAGTTGTATCTGCTCCTGTTGAAATTATTCATGATAAACCTGAGCATGCTATTGATTTGAATCATCTTAAAACAAGATCTAGTTATATGAATGATATGCTCACTTCGAAATAACTATAAATAATAAAAAGCTTCTTAAGGAGAACACTAATGGCACAATGGGGTAGAAACGATCAGTCTGTTACAGCTAACAGCACTACAACAAAAGAAACATCAAACGGCGCACCAATTGGTACTTACGCTCTTGTAAAGGGTGATCAGGTAAATCGCGTCGATGGTGCAAATGCTCACTTCGGCAACACTTCACCTGGATCACGTGCTTACACAGACGTTAACATGTTTGGTAACACAACAATTGGCGCTTTCATACCTAACAAAGCAGTTGGTGTATTCGGTGTCAATGCAGCGATGATGTCACCTTCAATCGTTGGTGGTAACTTAGTTATTGGTATTGTTTCATCTGGTGGTTCTGGTTATCAGGCAAATGCTGCTGTTACTCTTACTGTAACTAACGGTGGTACATCTGGCGTTGTTAATGCTCATGCTAATACAACTGGTTCTGCTGGTAAGATTGATTCACTTCTAATTTCGACTGCTGGTTCTGGTTATATTACTCCACCAACAGTTGCAATTGCTGCTCCTGCTGCAATTACTATTGTTGCTAACACTACTGGTGTAGTTGCTGCAACTGACTTTATTAAAATTACAACTGCCAATTCTTTCTGGCAAGCAAATGATCACTTGTTCTACGCTGTTGCTGCTGGTAACACTGCAATTGCTGGTCTTACTGGCAATACAAATTATTGGGTAGCATTTGCAAATACCACTGGTGTTGTTCTTTCTGCAACTAAGGGTGGCGCTAATATCGACATTACCGACGTAAGAACAACTACCCCAGCTGAAACTGGTCATACTTTCCAGGGTGACACTGCTACTGGTTACGTAGATACTTCCTCTGTTGTTCCACAGGTAACACATGCTGGTTGGGTTCTTCGTACAGAAGGTACTGGTGGACGTGCTGGTCGTGTTCAGTACGAAACACTTGTAGCCATGGGTTCTCTTGGTGTCAATACAGCAACTGCTACTAGTGTTGTTGGTAACATTGATACTGTTACATCTAACTCTGCTGTAGATAAGTACGTCTGATAAAATGACAAACGACGCTAAAAGAACGTCCCAACTAGGAATCGCTACTACTCTGTCTGCAAATGACAGAGTAGTGGTCCTCACTAACCCAGCGACATCGGCGCAAACACAGACAATTTCCGTATATAATTTCGCCAATAGTGTAGCTAATTCTATACCTATTGCTAATGCTACGAACCTTGGTGTGTTTAAGGTTGGTCCAGGATTAGCGATGGCTAGCAATGGCGTTCTTTCAGCACCAGTTCAATTAGCAAATTCATCTTATCCAGGTGTTGTTAAGCCAGATAATACTACTATTGTTATTGATGGCACTGGCACTATCAGTGCTGTCAATAGCACTAATACTGGTAATGTTTATTTTGTTAATAACGCTATTTCGTCAAACAGTAGTGAGCTTGTTCTAAGAGGCGAGCCTAATTTTGCAGTTCTTGCTATTTCAAATAGCTTTGTACAAATTCAATATAATGCAAATAATTTAGCTAATGATCAATTTACAAACAGCACATCTTGGATATATGTTGGTCAAGAAACTGCTGGAACGGAAGTATATGATCCAAGCGGCAATTTACTTACTGCTATGTATTTCAATGGCGCTTCGAATAATGTGACCATTCAAGGTGATTTTGTTCCAGCCGCTAATAATACATATATGCTTGGCAATTCAAGCCAACGTTGGGAAAAACTTTGGGTTAGTTCTAATTCGGTTATTTTTGCCGATTCTAACGCATCATATCCAGATCAGATTCTTACTGTTTCCAATGGTATTTTTAATATTCTTACTGCTAACGGTTCGTTCCAATCAAATGCTGGTTTGAAAGTTGGTAGTTTTACATTCCAGAATAATAATATTTTGCTAGCAGACCCAGCTATTCCAATCGTTATTGGTTCAAATAGTGCAACTGCTCCTGTTATTTTCAATCGCCCTATTACTATTGTTTCTGGTAATACTAACGCTAATACGTTAACAATTACCCGTGATGGTCATGTTCAAATCGTAACGCCTATTATTGCAAATAACGATCAAGCATTTTCTATCGTTGGTAGTTCTGATGGTTCTACACAATCAGTTGGTTTAGCTGGTCGTATGATTCATATTACTGGTAACGATGGTTTATCAAGTAGAATTGAAAACGATGCATTTGGTACTAATGTATTCCCTGCATATATCGGCAGAAGCGGTCGTGGCACTGCTAACACTCCTTCAGCATCTCAGGCTGGCGATGTTATCTCTCGCGTTGCTGCACTTGGTTGGGGTAATACTGGATTCCTTGCAACTAATATTGGTAGCGGACCACCAATCAACAGTATTGATTTCGTTGCAGCAGAAAACTATACAGATACTAATGCTGGTAGCCAGATTCAATTCTACACTTCACCAATTGGTTCTAGAGTTAGAACTCTTTCAGCAACGATCAGTTCTAATGGTGTAATATTCCCCGACAATTCAGTTCAGAACACAGCGTTCAATGCAACTAATGCTGTAACAAGAATTAATGTTGGTACTGGTCTTCATCAATCAGGTAACGTTGGTATTGTTGGTATTGATTCTAATGCTGTGCTTTCAGTTACTGGAACAGCCAATCAAATTATTGTAGCTAACGTTGGCGGTAACTATACACTTTCACTACCACAGAATTTAAATACAAATGCAGTAGTTCAGTTTGGTACACTTACAGTAAACAACTTCAATGTTACTGGTGCAACAACAACTGCTAATAATCTTTCTATTGCTAACGCTGTAATTCATCTTGCTGCTAATTCTACTTCATCTTCACAAATTGATCTAGGTGGATTTACTCTTGGTAACACTGCTGCGGCTTATACAGTAAGTATTCTTTACAACCTTGCTAATAATAGCTGGAACACTGGTAATACAAATTTAATTACAACTAACCTATCAGCATCTGCAAATGTTACTGCAAACGTTGGTTGGTTTACTGGTCAGCTTCACGCTGGTGCTGCTTTCATTGGTTACGATTATCCTAACGCCGATATTCAAGTTGATTGTAATATCAATAGCTACAATCAAGTAATTCAACAGAATCATAATGGCGGTACACAAGCATCAACTGATTTTGTTGCTGTTAACGATATCGGCACTGATAGTAATAACTATATCGATCTAGGTATCAACTCAAGCACTTATGCTAATAACCAGTATAATATGGGTGGACCATCTGATGGTTACGTATATGTAAATGGCGGTAATTTACAGATTGCTACACAAACGTCTGGCAAGGTTATTCAGTTCTTTACTGGGAATACAACTTCCGATACATTAAGAGCAACTGTTAATGCTACCGGTCTTTCGGTTGTTGGTAATGTTTCTGCCACTTACTACACTGGTACATTACTTGGTACTGCCAACAACACTTTATTCGTTGGTTCTGTTACAGCAGCTAACGTTGTATCTAATGCTCAGCTTTCAGCTAATCTTTCTAATTACCAGACAACCGCTGGTCTTGCTGCTAATGTAGTTACATTAACATCTAACCTTGCAAACTATATTGTTGCTAACACTGGTCTTATTTCAAACTCTTCTGGTGTTTTCGTTAATAGCGCATATATCGTATCAGTTGCTTCTGGTGCTGATAATGATAGTGCTTATCAAACAACCGCTGGTCTTGCTGCTAATGTATCAACTCTCACTGCCAACAATACATCATTCGTTGGATCAGTATCTGCCGCTAATGTTGTATCTAACAGTCAATTAAGTTCTAATCTTTCAAACTATCAAACAACTGCTGGTTTATCTGCAAATGTTGCGACATTAACTTCGAATAATACTTCATTCGTTGGTTCTGTTACAGCAGCTAACGTTGTATCAAATGCACAGCTTTCAGCTAATCTTTCTGCTTATGTGTTGTCATCAGCATTATCAAGCCAGCTTGCTGGTTATCAAACATCTGCTGGTCTTGCCGCTAATGTAGCAGCTTTAACATCTAACAACGTTACATTTGTTGGAACTATTGCAGCAGCTAACGTTGTATCTAATGCGCAACTTGTAAGTAATCTTTCAAACTATCAAACAACTGCTGGATTATCATCTAACGTTGCAGCTCTTACTTCTAATAATACAACTTTTGTTGGAACTGTAGCAGCGGCTAATATTGTATCAAATACTCAGCTTGCAAGTAATCTTGCTAACTACGTAACTAATACACAGTTCACAAGTAATATTGCCAACTACCAAACAACTGCTGGTCTTGCTGCTAACGTAGCTCTATTGACCGCTAATAATACTTCATTTGTTGGTTCAATATCTGCAGCCAATGTTGTATCAAACGCACAATTACAAGCTAACCTAGCAAACTACACTAATACTGCTGGATTATCTGCTTATCAAACAACTGCTGGTTTATCTGCCAACGTTGCAACACTAGCTGCTAATAATGCTTCTTATCTTGGTGGTGTTGCTGCAGCTTCTTATGTTAATACAGCTGGTGCTTTCACAATAACTGGCGTTCGAACTCATAATGCTAATATTGTTATCGGTTCAACTGCAGGTATTATTGCTAACGGTTCTGTTGGATTACCAAACCAGTATCTAACATCAAATGGTTCTTCTGCATTTTGGTCAACTCAAATTCCAGAAGATATTATTTATAGTATTGATGTTGATAGAACACTTACTTCAACTGCGAATACTACTCAAAGCTTGTTTGGAGTTGGACCAACATTAGCCGCAAATACAAAATACCGTTATAGAATTTTTGGTACAGTATATAAATCAAACACTTCATTCAGTAGTACTGGTGCTCTTCAATTCGCTATTACTAATTCAAGTTCAACTGCATCTATTGATCATAATTTCTTTGTTGCCAGTCCCTGCGCCGCTAACAATGCTCAAGCCACGGCAGTTTTAGCTTATCAAGTTAGTCAGTCACAAACTACTGCTTTCAATACGTTAACTACAATTTCTGGATCAAATACGGGCGCTACTTGGTATACTGTGGTAATTGATGGTACTCTTGATATTTCTGGCGCTGGTACAATCAATCCACAAATTGCATTTACGTGCGGTACAGGTCTTGGTGCTACTAGTGCTGTACTTGCTGGCACTACAATGGAACTTTGGCCAATTGGAGTTGCAACAGCTAATGCAGTAATTGGAACATGGTCATAATTGACAACGAATAAATAAATGATGGACAAATTAACTGATGAAAACTTTTTAATTTATGCTGCAAAGTGTTATGACAACCCTCAGTGTCACAGCACAGAGGAATTTTTCGAAGACCTAAAGCACATTAAATACATAAAAAAATTGATTACTAGATATTTAGAGAGTGATGATTTGAAAGAGCGTTTAATCCTCAATCATTTGACGATTCTCTGTAATGTTTTTGGTCCTGATAATTTGTCAAGAATACTTTATTTGAAAATGAAACCACAATTTAAATATCTAAAGCCTTTTTTAATATTGTTAAATATACTACCTGAAAAGTTATATAATATCAAGGAAGAAAAAATCATAGACACAAATCTGATTGATTTGGATGAAACTATAATTAAAGCGTTAAGGAAAGTTAACAATGGCTAAAATAGAAGAAGACGATGGCGGTGGTTTAGGACCAGTTGCAACTAACACAGTTGGTGGAATTGCTGGTTCAGGCGATTCTCGTTTACCTACTGATCAACGCGAGCCAGGTGTTAATAAGAAAAAGAAATTAAGAAGTATTGTTATGGCTTCTCCACTTAAGCGCAGAGTAATATAATGGCTTCGGCGTCAGATCGCATCGAAGCAGCCATAGAAAAACTTACTTCTATATCAAGTGATTTGAAATCAATGATTGCTGTTCATGATCAACGTATTGGTCAGCAAGAAAAAAATACAGAAACAATTAACATTTATCTTGAAAAACGTCGTGAAGAAATGGATACAAAATTGAAAGATGTGTATGATACGATGAGATCACAAGACAACAATGTACTTGAAGAGATCGCAAAACTTCGCAAAGAATCTTCAGACCAGCACAATATTCTTTCCAATAAAATTAATCAGCTCGAAAAATATATCTGGGTCGCTATTGGCGGTGGAACAATGTTCACATGGGCATTCTTTTATATCGGCAACTACTTCATTAAAATGGCGCACTGATAAAATACTTCTTGTCTTTTCACAACGTTGATGGTATAATCATTAATGTGATGATGATATAAGGAGATTATGAATGCAGTGGCTAGAACAGAAATACGTAGGAATGCTCTCTGGGCGTCTACGGAATTACCGACATAAGTCTAGCGGATTGGTTAACTTCTCCTGTCCGCTCTGTGGTGATTCCACATCAGTTAAATCCAAAGCCAGAGCATACATCTATGACAAGCAGGGAAAGTCTCTGTTTCACTGTCATAACTGTAATGCATCGATGGCAGTTCCTAATTTTATCAAGATGGTAGACCAGAGTCTTTATAACGAATATGTTATGGAGAAGCTTAAAAACAGCAAGACACCAGAGCAGACTGAATTCGAGAGTTTTGTCGACAAGATGAAGAAGCCTGTCTTTATGAAAGAAGGTGTGCTGAAAGGTCTCAAGAAGGTATCACAGCTTTCTCCGGATCACAGAGTGAAGAAGCTTGTCGACTCGAGATGCATTCCTCCGACAGTGCACTTTCGTCTTTTCTCCTGTCCGAACTTTTTTAGCTTTGTGAACAGTTTGATTCCTGGCAAATTCAGTGACGAAACTCTCGAGAAAGACGAGACAAGACTGCTTATCCCATTCTTTGATAAGAATAAGAATGTGCATGCCTTTCAGGGTCGTGCTCTGGGAGAATCAAAGGTCAAGTATATCACAATTGTTCTTGACGAGAGTGTTCCGAAGGTTTATGGTCTCGACACAGTTAATTTCGAAAAAACAGTTTACGTGATGGAAGGTCCAATTGATTCTATGTTTATCCCTAACAGTATTGCTACTGCTGGTGGTGATCTGGTTTCTGCTCTGGCTCCTCTCAATGCCTCTAAATCTTCCATGGTTATTGTATACGACAACGAGCCAAGAAGCCGAGACACAATTAAAAAGCTTGACAAAGCGATCATGCAAGGGTATAATGTATGCATATTCCCTGAGAACCTTGAACACAAGGATATCAATGACATGGTGAAGGCTGGTATGAGTCCTGTTTTTATTGAGCACATCATTAAGACCAATACGTATCGTGATCTGGCTGCGAAGCTGGCGCTTACAAAATGGAGCAAAGTGTGATGTCAAAAGAACCAAAGAAGCCTAACCAGTTTGGTTATAATGATGCTGATTATGTCAAGTGGTTAGAGAAAGAAAATGAACAGCTTCATGTTTTCCGAGATATGGCATACAATATGTCTTCTTTCAAATATGAAAAAATTGATGATTACATCCGTATAGTGAAACAAGCTATTGCAGATTATGAGGCAGCGAGATGAGTGATATTAAAATGGAAAAAGCAAACCCTGATTTGTTCTATAATCTTCGTCACCTGAAGGTATTTCAGGATCGTACAAATTCTAGCAACACAAAGTGGTTTTGTAGCTGGGATAAAGATGATATTCAAATCTATACTAAGAATAATGAGCTAGTTTGTCGTATGGATAACATTCTTATGGCAGAGTATATTTGCTCACTACATAATATGTCTCAACGATTGATTGAAGAAGTGGAATCAAAATATGAATAATGCTAAAATTATTGCTATGACAGAAGCTCTTATCACTAATGGTGATGCTTTTCGGATTCCTATTGATGAGTTCATTGCATACGTTGCTCGTGTATCAAATCCATCAAATCAAAATAACAGCTTGACAGCATCCAAGCTTTTGAAGTATCTTGTAAAACATAAGCACTGGTCACCTTTCGAGATGGTCAATGTGGTTATGGAGATCAATACGACTCGTGACATTGGACGCCAAATCCTTCGTCATCGTTCCTTCGCCTTTCAGGAGTTTAGTCAACGCTATGCTGATCCAACCAAAGATATGGGGTTCGTTACTCGTGATGCCCGTTTGCAGGACTTGAAGAATCGTCAGAACAGTATTGAAACTGATGATGGAGATATTCAGAGTTCTTGGAAAATTATTCAAGATGAGAATATTAGGCGTGCTAAACTTGATTATCAATGGGCTATCGAAAACGGAATTGCCAAAGAACAGGCACGAGCAGTTCTCCCCGAAGGACTCATTATGTCTCGTATGTACATGTCTGGTTCTCTCCGTTCTTGGATACATTACTGCCAACTACGGATGACTGAAGGTACACAGAAGGAACATCGTGAAATTGCTCGCGAAGCATGGAATGAGATTACTGCTGCATTTCCGTCGCTCAAGGATGCTCTTGAAGGATAACTATTATGAGATTATTTTTTGCTTGCTTGACTATTCTATTTGCTACCACTGCACTTGCTAATGATCTTGGGTTTCAGTTCAACTCTCCATCATTCAATGGCAATGGTTACTCAGCACACATAACTGAAATCTATCAACTAGAAGAAGCCAACAAGCAAAAGATCGTTGATAATAAATCTTTGGCATCAGCACAAGCAGCAGCAAAGGCAGCTTCTGATCCAGTAAATCAATTTGTTATGACACTAAACTCTATGGTCTATCAGCAGTTATCCCAGCAGGTCACTAACTCTATCTTTGGTAATGGAATTGATCACGGGGTAATTGCTTTTGGAACAACTACTATATCGTGGCAGAAAAATACAGATGGAACAGTCACAGTTAATACAGTAACGCCAAATGGTACTACTCAGTTGATTGTTCCTAGCACTACATTTGCTCAATAGGTGATATTATGAAAATTGTGATTGCTGCTCTTGGTTGTCTTATGCTTGCTGGTTGTGCAACAAAGTATGCTGATGTAGATTATAAGGTTGAACCACCAAAGGTTGTTAGTCAGGATTTCTTCAAGCGTGAAGAGAATCAAGTGAAGCCACCAAAGGGCGGTAAAGTAATTGTTAGCGTCTACAACTTCAAAGACCAAACAGGTCAGAGAAAGCCTAATGATAAGCTTGCTGTGTTCTCATCAGCAGTAACACAGGCTCCTGATGCTTATCTTGTTAAGGCACTTCAGGATGTTGGTGATGGGAAATGGTTTCGGGTTATCGAGCGTGTTGATATTGATAACCTGATCAAGGAACGTCAGTTAATTAAGTCAATGAGAGACTTGTATGATGGTGATAAGGCAAAGCCTCTTGATCCGCTATTGTTCTCTGGTTTGATCATTGATGGTGGCGTTGTTGGTTATGATTCTAGTGTACAAAGTGGTGGTATTGGCGTAAGGGTATTTGGTATTGGACCTAATGTTCAATATAGAACTGATATTGTTACAGTTAACCTAAGAGTAGTATCGGTTAACTCTGGTGAAGTTTTGTTGAGCGTTACAACAACAAAAACCATTATGAGTTATGGTGATGATGTTAGTGCTCTGGTGTTTGCTGATGCTGGAACCCTAAGTATAGAAGGTGAAGTTGGTCATACAATTAATGAAAGTGTTAACCTAGCTACACAGAGAGCTATTGAGGCTGCTGTTGTTGAAATGGTTCGGGAAGGTGAAAGAAAGAAATACTGGAAGTTCAAGTAACGAACGGAGTAAACAATGAAGAAAATTATACTAGCGTTCTTTGTAATGCTAGCAACTATGAGTGTAAGTCACGCTCAAAATACTATCTATATGAGACAGTTAGGTTCTTCATCAACGATTGATCTGGAACAAGTTGGTTCAAACAACTCTATTGGTACATCAATTGCATACTCTGCAAGCACTGGTGATACTAATAGTATAACTGTTCAACAGACAGGTAGTAACAACATCCATAATTTTAACATTATTGGATCACAAAATACCTACAGTTCAATAATCAACGGTGACTCTAATCAGTTTACTTTGACCTGTGGTGACTCAGCTGTATCTTGTTCTTCTGCAACGATAACAGAAACGGCAACTGGTAACTTGAATAATGTTACACAGACTATCAAGGGTCAGAACATAAGTTCAACGGTTGCTATTACTGGATCATCGAATGCAGTAACAACAAACATTATACAATCTAACTCGACGAGCAATATCGCCATTACTGGTGATGTGAATAATGTGAATTCGACTATTAATGCTACTGGGGGAACTGGTAGCACTTTGGGTATTAATATTCTTGGTAGCTCAAATACCGTATTAACAACCCAAGGTGGCACTATTGATAGTACCGTCAAGCTTCAGGTTACTGGTACTTCTAATAACGTTACTGTTCATACCACAAATTAGTCTTGCTGAAATTGGCAAGATTAAAACAATTGATGGACCAGTTGTCTCAATCAAACGAGACAAAAACTTATTAGAAGGTAGTAAAGACTCTGATATTGAATCTATGGACACTGTAGAGACTAAGAACTCTACGGTGGATATTTCGTTTAAAGATGATACAAAGGTTGTCATCAAAGAAAACTCAAGACTATTGATCGACGACTTCGTATTTAATCCTAATCAATCAGGCGGTAAGCTTGGATTGAAAATAGGATTTGGTACTGTTAGATATGCATCAGGACAGATAGCACACGCCAATCCACAATCAGTTGATATTCAAACACCAACCGCAACTATTGGTGTTCGTGGAACCGACTTCAATATGGTTGTTGATGAGATTGGACGTAGTTTAGTTGTTCTTGTTCCCAGTTGTGATCATACTGGATGTGTTACTGGAAAGATAGAAGTATCATCATTATCTGGCACAGTTGTTCTTGATCAACCATATACAGCGACATACGTTTCACAAGCATCACAATCGCCAATTCAGCCAGTAAAAGTTGCTAACATAACTGACAAACAAATAAATAACATGTTGATTGTTGCTGTTCCAAAAGAGGTTTTGGCTGAGCTTCATGAGGCTGAAGAAGCACAGAAACAAAATGAAATTGATCAGATGGAGAAACACCAGATATCAATTACAAATAAAACTAACAATAATAAAAGTGCTGCCTCACCTGTTATCATTGTAGAAAATAAAAACGGCAGCACTACAGCAAGAACTAACAACGATAAAAACAATAGTATGTTTATTGACTTTGGTAATGTAGGCAACGCTTCTATCGAGTTGCAAAGAAACAGTGATATTAACAATGCTAAAATTGGGGATGGTGGATCAACTAGAATAACAATAAGGCAGACCAAATGATAGAAAAGCTAGGCAAATATCTAACAAGTAATTGGACAGCAGCTATCGTTGCTTGTCTTCTATTAGCTTTGTTCGTCATTAATCCTAGCCCCATTCAAACGCTACAGCTAAAAACATTTGACTACTTCATCAATTCTCTACCAAAGAAGAATTCTGATGAAATTGTTATTGTTAACTTTGGCGAACAGTCAGTAAAACAATTTGGTCAATGGCCATTTGATCGTAGAGATATCGCAAAGACAATTGATAAACTAAAAGAACACGAAGCAGCTGTAATCGTTGCTCCTATATTATTTTCAGAAAAGGATAGATTGGGTGGTGATGATGTTTTGGCAAAGACTCTTGAATGTGTTATTATTGCACAAACCCCAACTACACAGAATGTACCGCCAGATGCTGTTCGTCGTGGATTCGCTGCTATTGGTCCTGTTGATCCTAGCCTCTATGTCTATCATTGGTCTGGTGGATTACGCCCTCTGGATAACCTTGCAGAATCTGCATCCGGCGTCGGTGTCATCGCTACTGTCCCTGAACTCGATGGTGTTGTCCGCCGTGTTCCTCTACTGGTCAATATTGCAGGTAGTCTCTATCCATCTATTCCTCTGGAAACGCTTAGAGTCGCCGCTGGAGATCCATCTTATCAAATTAAAACAAGTGACGATGGAATTCAGTTTGTTCGTATCCCTGCATATCCAGCCATTGCTACTGATGAACATGGTAGAATTTGGACTACTTGGAACACTCATTTTGATCAGGTAGAAGCTACTGAAATTGACGATAGAGTAAAAGGTAAAATTGTTGTTTTGGGCTTGACTATTGAAGGCGTTGGCAGTATAATCAGTACTGCATCGGGTGAACAATGGTCACATCAGATACAAGCTTCTACTCTGCAAACACTTATTGATGGAACTTCGATAACACGTCCATCATCTGCAAAACCGCTAGAGATCCTAATACTATTACTACTAGCAGTATTATTGTTGTATCTCGTACCTCGTACTTCGGTAATGCTGACAGCGCCATTGTTCGTATCATTTATTGCCTCCATTGCTTTTGGTAGCTATTATATGTTTACGCACTATATGCAGCTATGGGATCCAAGCTACCTTGTACTTAGTTGCGTTGCAATATTTGGTCATCTTGTATTCAATAACTTTGCTCGTGAGAATAGACTAAAGCAGCAGATCAAGAAACAGTTTGGAACTTATCTATCTCCAGCGATGGTTGAGAAGTTGCAAAAGAATCCGGAGCTATTAAAACTTGGAGGAGAAACTCGTGAATTGTCAATCATGTTTACTGATGTGCGTGGGTTTACTAGTATTTCTGAGCATTATGGAAACGATGTTCAAGGACTAACAAAAATAATGAATCGCTACATGACGGCGATGACTGCAAAGATTATAGATAATAACGGTACACTAGACAAGTATATCGGTGATGCTCAGATGGCATTCTGGAATGCGCCGTTAGATGATAAAGATCATGCGTTACGTGCAGTGAAGACAGCATTGGAGATGTTAGATGACCTCAAAAGATTTAACACCGAGATTTTGGCTGAAGGTGTCCCTGCCTTTGGTATGGGTCTTGGCATTAATACAGGTAGTGTCGTTGTGGGGAACATGGGATCTTCTCAACGTTTTGATTACACCTGTCTTGGCGATCCTGTTAACTTGGCAAGTCGTTTGGAAGGGCAATCAAAACCATACCACGTAAAAATGGTTATTGGACCTCTAACATATCAGTATGTTAAAGAAAAATATCTTTGTCTTGAACTTGATTGTCTTGCAGTTAAAGGTAAAAGTGAAGGTGTAAACATATACACTATTGTTCCAAAAAATGGCGTTAATATTGCATATTCTCGTTCACATAAAGATTTTCTTCAATACTATAGAAACAAACAATGGTCTAAGTGTGCTGAATATTATAAAGTTCTTTCAACTGCATTTGATGGCGAGATGAAAGAATACTATGATATGATGATGGAAAGAATTGAAGATTATAAGAAGAATCCACCACCACAAAATTGGGATGGCGTGTTTAGGACAAACTCAAAATGATTACATTTATAATACCTTGCTATAATGAACAAGATTATATTAAAGAATGCATTCAATCTATTAAGAGAGAAGCAGCTTTGATTCCTCATGAGATTCTTGTTATCGACAATAACTGCACTGACAACACAGCTTATATTGCTATTCAAGAAGGTGCAAAAGTTATAAAAGAACCAAGTAAAGGCGTTGTATATGCTAGACAATGCGGTTATGAAAATGCAAAATATAACTTGATTGCTAATATTGATGCTGATTCAAGATTATATCCGGGCTGGATTTGGACAGCTATGTGTCATATTTCTAAACCAGAAGTGGTAGCTGTTACTGGTCCATTAATTTATGACGGAGCTTCATTAGCCCTTAGAATTTCAACACGTATATATTATTGGTTCGCTCTTCAAAGTAACAAGTACATTGGTGTATTTCTTCAGGGCGGAAATTGTTTAATTAAAAAATCAGCTCTTGATAAAGTAAATGGATATGATCTATCTATTGCTTTTTATGGCGAAGATACTATGACAGCTAAAAGAATTGAACAGTCTGGTAAAATAGTATTTGAACCAAGCTTATTTGTTTACTCGTCACCAAGACGTTTAAAGGATCAAGGTATAATCAGTACAACTTGGATGTACCTAACAAATTATTTTTCTGTAACATTTAAAAATAAATCAACAACAAATGATTACAAGGATTATAGATGAAACAATATAAAACAGTATTCATATCAGACATCCATCTTGGAACAAAAATGAGCCAAGCGAATCAATTGCTTGAGTTTATGAAAACTTTTGAATGTGAAAAGATATATTTGGTTGGTGATATTGTTGATTGCTGGTCTATGTCAAGAAAAATGATATGGTCGCAATTTCATAATGACGTTATTCAAAAGCTTCTTCGTCGTGCAAGAAAAGGTACTGAGGTAGTTTATATTCCCGGTAATCACGATGATGTAATGCGTAATTATTGTGATAATGAATTCGGTCATATCATTATGGTGAATGAATGTATACACGTTGGAGTTGATGGTAAATTATATCTTGTAACTCACGGCGATCAATTTGACGTTGTTATCCGTAATGCTAAATGGCTCGCATATCTTGGCGGCTGGGCTTATGATGTTAGCATTGATATGAGTCGTTTTATTAATAAAATTAGAACAGTATTTGGTATGAAATACTGGTCGCTATCAGCCTATTTGAAAAACAGAGTTAAAGAATCCGTTAACTTTATTGGCAATTATGAAGAAACATTGTGCAATTATGTTAGAGGTAAAAAATTAGATGGAATTATTTGCGGTCATATTCACCATGCTAATATTCGTGATATTGATAATATATCATATATGAATTGTGGCGACTGGGTTGAGTCCTGTACTGCATTAGTTGAAAACTATGATGGTACATTTGAAATAGTAAAGTGGGTATAATTAAGAATTTCCACCAGCTGCTTCGTGATCATTAACACCTGCAAGTTCTTTGGCTGCATTAATTTGTTTTTCTGCTGCTTCTAGTTCTTTCTTTTGAGCAGATGCAGCAGTTTGAACATCATGCAAATGTCGTTCTGATTCAATTTCTTTACCACGCAATTGAAGAACAATATTAATCTTCTGGTTTAGTCGAATCAAATCATTATCAAGCATACGAATACGATCAATAAGAGCAATGAGAACAGTAGAAGCCTCACTGAGAACAGGTTTAATCTCTACTGTTGCCCATACCCACACAAAGTACACAAAGTAACCCAATCCAGCTGCTGCTATGATTGGGAAACCATATTTGTTAATTAGATCAGCAATGTTATCCACCGTGTGTAAATCCCCAACCAACCATTGCTACGAGCACAAATGCAATCACAACAAATGCATATACTGCATAAGTTTCTACTTTTTCTAAATCCATAGGAATAATCCTTGAAGCATTAGAGTCAAACCAACTGCCATAACACCAAAGCTACCCCAAAACATTAATGAGCTAACTGCAATTATCGAAGCAGATACAAGAACAATTGCCAACTGCATTGTTGAACCAGCAAATGAAATCCATGGTGATTTTTTCTTTGCTAAATCTCTTTCAGCTTCAAGACCAAGAGCTTTTGACATTAACTCTTTCTTACCTTCACCAGTTGATGGCTCAGATTCATAACGAATAGCTGTAGCTCTATATTGTTCTGCTTTAACTTTATCGCCACGAGCTTCCGCTTCATCAGCAGCCGTTTCGTTCATTGTTTGCTTGATGCTTTTAGCCTGATAGAAAGACCAAGTATCATTAGCTTTGATTGTATCTGTGAGAACTGTACCACTTAGTCCATTAGCAATATAAGTATTGAACGCAAGGAATAGAGCGAAAACTGAAATTACGAATCCAGCTTTGTCTTTTAATTTTGCTTCACGTTCACTTCTGGTCATTGGTTTTACTTCTGTCATTATTGGCTCCTATATATTAATCTCGACGAGCGTCGTTCTTACCATCTGCTCGTGCAATACGGTCTACGTCTGGCTTGACACCCAGAGCATTACTCACTAAAGTATCAATACGGATAACGTCATGGTTCATAGTTTTTACGCGATTATCAAGTGCAATAATAATGCCTTTGAGACTTCCTACAGAACTCGTGACACCAGCTAAAATAAATTTCATTGTTAGAAATACAAAATAGCCTCCAGCACATGCTGCAGCTATAGGGAAACCTACATCCGAAACTAGCTTAAAGAACATGTTAATATCCATCGTAAACACACCTTTGTCATTGATTTTTGCATGTGATTGCGGTATATTTAGAACTTAGGAGAAAAGAAAATGATGGCACGAATTCTAGTAACAAAGCGCAATGGTAATCGAGAACTTCTTGATCTGAATAAATTTCATAAGGTCGTGGCTTGGGCATGTGAAGGTATCAATGCTGTATCTGAATCAGAGATTGAACTTAAATCTCACATTCAGTTTTATGATGGTATCAAGACTACAGACATTCAAGAGACTTTGATCAAGGCAGCTGCTGATCTTATCAGTGAGGATACTCCTGGGTATCAGTACGTTGCTGGTCGTCTCATCAATTATCATCTACGTAAGGAAGTATACGGTGACTTTAACATACCTGATCTTGCTAGCCATGTGCGTAATGTGGTGGACGCTGGTTATTATGATGGAAATATCTTGGAGTGGTATGACGCTGCAGAGCTTTCTACTCTTAATAGCTTTGTGGACCATCGTAGGGATTTCAGTATCGCTTACGTAGGTATGGAACAGTTCCGTGGTAAGTATTTGATCAAGAACCGTTCAACTGGAAGAATTCACGAAACTCCTCAGTTTGCGTACATGCTTATTGCTATGGTTCTATTCCGTAATTATCCAAAAGAAACAAGACTAAAATGGGTTAGGGATTTATACGATGCGACTTCTACTTTCGAGATTTCTCTTCCAACTCCAATTATGGCGGGTCTACGCTCTCCTCAGAAGCAATTCAGTTCGTGTGTACTTATCGAATCAGATGACTCTCTTGATTCAATTAATGCGACAGCTTCCTCTATCGTTAAGTATGTTTCTCAGAAAGCTGGCATTGGTATTAACGCTGGTCGTATTCGTGCTATCGGCTCTCCTATTCGCTCTGGCGATACTACGCATACTGGCGTTATACCCTTTTACAAACACTTCCAGAGTGCGGTTAAGTCTTGTTCACAGGGCGGTGTCAGAGGCGGTGCAGCAACTCTTTATTATCCTATTTGGCATTTGGAGGTTGAAGACCTACTGGTACTGAAGAACAACAAGGGCACAGAAGATAATCGTATCCGTGGCTTGGACTATGGTGTCCAATTTAATAAGGTGATGTATGAACGACTACTCTCTGGCGGTAATATTACTCTTTT